AATCGCCAACTTTACTTGTGTATAGAAGATAATCTGTATTATCTGTTAAACAAACGACACAGTAATCAGTATATCCTTTTAGATAGATTGGTTCGTCAAAAATAAATTCAGTAGCAACGCTTGCATCTTCTGATACGCTCACTTGCTGAGAAGTTAATAGTTTTTGAGAACCAGGTACGATAATATCTGAAGCTGGATAACCGTTTACCATAGGACGTAGTTGAATCCAAACAGGATGGTTCGAACTTTTTTGTTTAAAGAATAGAGATACTTTTGTTATAAAAACACCCGTCGATTCATTAATTGTAAATGATTGCGCTAATGGATCAATTCTTTGTGTTGTTGTTGAGGTTACAATTCTTCTAGTTGCTACACTAGATTCTCCTACAACCTCTAACAAACGAGTCGATAGAATATCTTCTTGCCTTGTATCTAGAATACCTGTTGATGTGAAGATTGCGGAACCTACAGAAATAGCGTTTGCGTCATCAAGAACTGTAATATCAGTAAGCTTGAACTCTGTAGCACCAGTTAAAAATCTTATATCGCTTGTGGATGGAATAAAGAATGAACCTGAGCAAATTCCATTACCATCTGTATATAACGCAGTATTTCCGTTAGGATGGTTTGTTGCAGCTACCATGGTATTTCCAAATTCAGTAGCTTTATGTGAATTAAATGATGTGAAAGATTCTTGTCTGACCCATTTCGATACATCTACTCCATCAAAGAAGGCAAACATTTGCGTATTTGGTTGAAGACCCTCACCTCTAAAATATACTAATTTGGAACGCATGAATGGTATGGAATGCCACTGCACAAGTCTATCACCTATAACTTCAGTGATTGTTTCACTTGAAACGACTCGATTCACTACAGTCTGAGTTGTTCTATTTACACCAGTTGTTGTAGTTCTAAAAGTACGTCTACCAGTTCCAAGCCATCCACTTCTTACTCTAAATTGAGATACATCTGTAAATGCTGTATCGCCAACATCATTACTTTGAGATATAGATGATCCTACATCTAATCCACTCAAATCTGATCCTGCCCAATTCCATTCCCATTCGTTCCAAAGCATTGCCGCATCTGTATTGAGTCTAGTGCCTCCTGGAATAATATTAGGACCTATATACTCAACTTCCTTCCAATCATCACTTGAAGGTGATAATTTAATGTGTCCTCTAAAACTCATTATCATAAATGGGTTAACATTTTCTGTTCCGGATGCTAATGCCTGAGTAATGTAATCTTCGTGTGTATAGTTTAGATATACATTGTCTCCTACCATTATCGTATTTGTCGATATTGTAGGATCGTAAACAAGACCTATATTATTAGCATTGAATTTAGGTCTTGCAAATTGTTCTTGTGGATCAATAGATGCTCTATATTCTGAACTTGATACATCTGTGAAATATTGATCAGCAAAATTATCTGCAACGAATCCAGTTTTAGTTCTAGTATTTCCATTTTCATCTAAAACTTCTATATTTCGCGTATCAACTTCTAGCAAAGATAAAGATACTGCTTCCTCAACATCGTCTAATCTTTTTTCCATTTTTCCAATGTCGCGCATAGTATAACGTTTGTTTTCAATCATTGAAAATGATAGGTCACTACTATTTAATGTTGCGGGATTTAATCTAAGTCTATAAAGTTCCATTGCTGTTGTGGGCGTATCTGGAAATTCTGGTAAGAAAGCTGGAGTACCCTCAAGATATTTAAAAGAACCATCCTCTTGTACTACTAATTTATCATATCTAGGTAAATAATATTCGGCATCAAATGTAATTATAGAACCGTTTTCAGGAATTGACATGACAACAGCAGAACCTGTAGAAAAGTTGCCTGTTGTGCCCTTAGTGGGTCTTAAATCAATACAGTCTTTTAAGTCAATGACAGACCCGTTATCCATTATATGGTTAGGAATATCAGAGTATTGAAAGCCTGCTCCACTATAAGAATTTGGCGCAAAATAATCACCTTGACCATGTTCAAAATATTCAAATTCAACATAAATTACAAGATAGTCTAGAATGGTATTATTTTTTAATCTTAACTTACTTGTTTCATAGAAAGCATCTCTTGCTCCATTATCTAAAATGAATTTATCTGTAATTACATCTCCATTAATATCATTATATTTAATGGACTTGATATTGACAACATCAACTTCTAACATATCAACTTCAACGTCTTGTGCGCCTGCAGTCCAACTAACACTATAACTTCTAGTTCCATTTTGCAAAGATTTAGGAGCAAGATTAGCACTCGCTTTATACGTGTACGCAATAACATCTACAGCTTCATTAGATACTCCTCCATTTTGAGCAACTCCTGAAATTGATGCTGAAGATGTATTAATACCAGATACGGTCACAGTTTCAGGTGCAGAATTTGCCTTACATACGATCCATTTTGAGCCGTTGACAAAAACCTCTCCAGTATCTGCGGTAATAGTAGCTGTTGTTGCACCGGGCGCTAAATCAGCAGTATATTTTTTCTGTCTGTATATGGAAAGATTAGTAACAGTTTTTGCCCTTCGTCTAGGCAGAGGAAAAATTAGTCCTTTTGCGTTTGAATTATGTAAAATAGTTCTATTATTTTCCCTAAGAATATTTCCATACCAAGCTTGGTTATTTGGACCAACACTAATAGTTTCAATATCGAAAGCTTTATTAGCATTCATAGTAATATCAATAATGTATAGCTTATAATAAGTATTCGAACCATCAACGTATGATTCAACTGCCCTAACTCTACATGTTCCTACGGCAGACCCTGATAATGCTGTTCCATTATTAATTTGAAGTTCAGGAATAGAGTTTATGTCTGGAAGACCTACTATACTTGACAACAATATATACTGCCCATAAGATGCACCTAGCGTATCATTAGTCATCTCTTTTGTAGTTGTCGATTTATTTACCGATAAAAAAGTAGGAATGTTTTTTGTGATTTTATACCCATTAACATATGCTTTACCAGGAGATATTCTTAGTTTAATCGTTGACATTATGCGCTATCCTCGAATCTTATGAAAAATGGTGTAACTGTATAATCTCCAGACTCATCATTTGTCCGTGTAGCCATTAAATCGTTCACAAGGTTGTATTGATCTAATCCTGATACTTTATCTGTTATTTGAGAATCTGTTACCTGTGCAAAGTAACAAAATGTTTGTCCGGCAGTTATTTGGTCTTGTGTAGTTAATGTTAATCTAATTCTATATCTGTCTGCTCCAGGAGCAGTAAAATTTGGCAGACTTCCTTGATTGTCATAAAGTGTATTATCGTCATCTGCTGTAATAATATCTTGGCTTACTCTGAATCCTACAACTTTATTTACTGAATTGGAATATTTCGATAGAATTAATTCCTGCATGGGAGTATGAATGAAAAATCCAGACGTAAAGAAGTCTGCTTCTCCCGCAGATATTTTTGTTCCAAAGCCAAAAGCCGGGTTTGAATTTGTATTCAATTCTTGAACAACTAACCTTTGAGAACCTTCGACTTGTACTAGTTCTTCTCCTGGAGTAACACTAATCGTTGTAGATGTTGAAGTTGCTGCAACAGTGTTAGTATAATTAACGTAAATAGTTGCAGGATCTGATCCACTTGCCTCTAATACTTGTACGACCTTGACTGTAACACCAGAAGTTTGTGCAATAAAAGATGTGCCCACTAAAGAATCTGGGTCATCGGGCAAATTATATGTTGAGGTATTTAACTTAATAAATCTAAATCTTCGATTTATAGAAAGACCTCCTTCAGAAATAGCTGCTCCTTCTTTGAAGATATTTCTACCAAATCTACCCAAGCTTTCTTGAATAATTGTCTGAAGTTGTGTTAATTCTCTTGCTTGTAATGCACGGCTATTGTTAAAAATAACTCTTTGATAGCCTTTATCCTCATCAAAATCATCTCTATATTTTGATGCAAGTATGTCTTTGGTAAAAGTTTTAACCATTAGCTTGTTTTCCTATCAACTGCAATTATCTAATTTTATGACAATTTTTATATCTTCTGTCTGACCCACTGTTCTAACAATGGCAGACTTATTATCTATATACAGTATTTCGCCAGTTCTAGGACTCACTTCTGGTAAAATTTTTGCGGACCCAGATGCAATTTTGCCTGATCCGGTAGAACCCACTTCGTTAATAACTTCTCCGGCAACAAAATTTAAAAATCCTGTTGAATCGTATTGATGATAATGTATCGTTGATCCATCAACATTATCTACCCAAGCCTTTGCTCCAGAAGTTGCTCCTAATATTTCACCATCTTTAGTGAAAGAAGAACCAATACTATCTAAAGTCATAGAGTATAAACATTGCCCTGTGTTCTGTGTCCAAAATGTTCCATTTGAAGAATCTCTTAAACCTTTAATTATTCCAATCTGTCTAAAATCTTGAGATGTAATAAAATCTGACTGATTTCCTATAATTTTAGAGTTTATTAGAATAGACTCAGATTTAAGATCATTAATCGCATTTGCACCAACACCTTGACCAGTAGAAAATATAGGTCTAATAATTGCTCCGCTGCCAGTTGAATCGTTAGTCTGTAAAACTGCACCATCAAGATTACTTCTGTAATGAAATGTAGAAGAATCTGGATGATACTCAACTTTAGATATTTTTCCTGCATTTACGGTCACGTTGATAAAAGGATCATACACACCATTTACATTTATTTTACAATTAGCTGAGTAGCTTGATCCGCTATCCATAACAACAAAGGACGTTATCATTTGATCTTGAGCGTTTTGTTGGACTTGAAATTGTTTGTTTTCAGTACCAGTCGAATTTGAATCTACGCTGTTTATTTTACCTACGGGAATAAAATTTTGTGTCATATAAAAATTAGCATCAAGTGCTGAAACTGTATATAAGTATTTCCAAATATAACCATCAGATGTTCCGAAAGGATCAACGTTCTCCGATGTTGGTTCAACTGTTGATGCCACAATATCTCCGGCAGCATTTCTTCCTGTCTGTAAGCACATATAAACAGACTGATTTAAATTCATAACATAAAAAGGTTCAGATTCAGGATAATCACTTAACAATTTTGTGTCATCGTACTGAGTATATACTGTATTTGTTGTCCAATTATATCTTTTAACAACAAATGAAGCAGTATTAATTTTTATTACTGACTGCAAATTTCTTCTAAAATTGTTTTCTTCTAGTACGTTATTAAGTGGACTAGGAGCAGAGTCACTAGCATTTGCCCAGGCATTAGATTTACCAATTCCTAAGTAAAATGCTGGACTTGTTCCAGTTCTTATATCATCTATTACAGGTTGAATTAAATTCTGTTTTAGATTTTCTGTTACAATTGATGCCATATCATTTCCTACTTAGATTAAAGCGTTATCTAATTCTCTTAATGTTTTGCCGTTTATATCACTTAATGTTGTTTTTGTTAGTGTATATACGTCTTTTCCAATACTATTTATAAACTTATTAGCGCCACTATCACCCTCACATGCTGTAAACTCTAAAATAGTTCTATGTCTACCTGAGTCGTAAGTTGATCCTGTTTGCCATTCATAAATTGCTGGAGCAGAATTAAACGCAAATTCGTTTACCGTTGTTGTATTTAAATTTATACTATCAATACCATATCCCCATTGATCTGATAATGCATAATAATCACTATCTATAAATGATTTCGTATGTGCCAAATCTTTATTATTGACTCTTACAACATAAGCATTATTCGATATTCCTCCCCATTCAAGCGTGAATGCATTGGAATCTTCTCCTATCTGAAGTAAACTATTACTGTCAAATGCACTATCGCTAAGGTCTAGAATTGCCGTACTGTTAATAGCTGCTATAGAATGACAATTTAAAGAAGTTGCTTGAGATTTAAAACTTAACTCTACACTATCTAAATCTAAATCGGGATCAATATATTCTTGTGGAGTAGATGAAGCTATAGTTATAATCTGATTATTATCTATTTGCATTTCCGCCGCAAGATGAAATCCTGAAGGATGAACGA